TTGGAATCCGGGGCGAGTGTCACGGTGGAGAGATTCGTAGGGAGGTCACAGAGTTTGACCGCTGGCGCTACGGGGGAATTATATATTAACCGTGGAGCCACAGCATGGCCCATGGCAAAGCGAAAGTACTCTACTATGAAGCGCAGAAAGATCGAGCCCTCAGCTCAAACATTGACTTTTCAATTTAGTGTCCCTCCGGGCACAAATCAGAACTTTACACTTGATACGTCCCAATGTGCTTCATTGGTGAACCGCCGATTTTACAGACAAGGTATTAATTGGGCTGTAGGCGGTCAGAAGTTGATTGTTCAACCTTCGTCAGGTGGAAATACAAATGGATTAATCATTTGTGGCAAATTGCCAAACACTTGGATCATGGCAAATGCATGGGAGAAAGCCATGCGATCTTGGAACAAGATGAATCGTGAAGCACTTGCTGAAACTGAGTCGGTTAGACCAAGGTTCCTTGATTTCAAGATTTACGCTGATGAAATTCATCATACTGCAGGTTATGCCGATAATTTATTGCCTGTTGCATTGGGAACAGGAACCCCGGCTACTCCGGGAGAATGGGAACCGGCAAAGGTTGTTATTCCAACTTCTACTACTGGATCTGGCACCTCAGAATTTGAAGCCATTGCTGTTGGTGCTAGTTTCCCTGGAGTTGGTGCATCTGGATTCAATGCTGTTTCATTGATTGAAGGATATGCCGCTTCTCGTGGTCTGCCAAATATTGCAGATCCAAATACTCCTGATGATGCTGCGGATGTTGGTCCAACTGCCACTCCTGAAAACTGGATGGCAGCCATGTTCAATGAAGGAACTGACCAAGATTCCGATGTTCTCGAGAACATGATTACAGAGAACAATATTGCACCATATCCATTTGAGAATGATGGTGTCAATCTGGATACAATGTATCCGGGTGGTGCAAACCAACTATCTGGATTACAGATTCATGATTATTCACAGATTACAAACACTTCATTGAGTAGTACTACTCGATTGAAGGGCGGAAGTTTCCCATGTGGATTGATTCGTTACAACGTTTCGAACACGAGCGACAGTGAAATGTTTATCACTTTGTTGCTCGACATGATTCCGGGTGACCATCGTGGTTACCTTTGTGAGACTATGACGGAGATGTGAAGATTATGACACCATCTCCAGAACTTGAAACTGCGCAAGCAGGAACAGCAGCTGCACGAATTTTGTGCGCTGTAAAAGAGAACCGAATCGAATTGATCGGTGTGATGATCCTAGCCCATTTGCTAGGTATTAGCGATCGGCTTATTGCCCAGGCAAGCGGAGTGTGTTTCTGATGGCTTACAAATATGGTAAGACTTTCAAGAAAGACGGAAAAATGGTCCGATACCGTTACACTGACGGTAAGAAATCGACCAAGAAACTTGTTGCAGTCAACAAGAAAAAGAAGAATACACGCCGTAAGAAGTGATTACTTTGTGTCCAAAGTGTTCTTCGAATAATGTTCATGGCGTTATCATCGACAAAGATGACAAACAGCCGATCATACATTTCGTATGTGAACAATGTGGAACGGAGTGGGTTGAATGACTAGTGTAACGTTCTTTGAGATAGGTGGAGAACTTATCGAATTAAATGCAGATTATGAGTATGCCACAGGCCAAACATCTGCTACAAAGCGTAAGCAACAAAGATCTATTGCAAAAGACGTTAGGTCCATCGGAAAATCCGTGGATAAAATGTCAAAGAAAACAACGTCTGATGACGGTTGGGGCCCAGCGGAGAAAATTGGCTACGGAGTAGGTATGGTCGTTGGGGTCGCATTCGCCGTCGGGACATTTCCCGTAGTTATGGCGGATTCACCAATGATCGGCCCTGCCGACTTAGCATGGTTCGCTGCTTCTGCACGGTTCATGGATAAATCGACAACGATCGGAAAAAAATCCGGAGAATTCGTTGACGATAAAATGGGTTGGGATTGACAACCTTCATATGCCTGTGTATACACCGTGTATACATGGCGAAACCATATTGGCGAGTAAAGCGAGACGGAAAATGGACATGGGTTGCTGCTGAAGTAATCCCAATGTTCACGACGAACATGAGAACGGCGATTAAGCCGTATGTGGAGGAAGAAGAATGATACTCATTTATTGTGAGTATTGTAAAGATAAGGTAATCACACTTGATTGCATGAAAAACTCAGAGATATGCGGAGCGTGTTATATCGATGGAAAACACGAAGTGTGAAACTTGTACGATCGTAGAGAATATCTACGGAACGTCTGAAGGCGTAGTCCCTTGGCTATGCAAGTGCGAAGAGAAATCTGCAGCACAATCTTCCTTACAACAGACTTTGGTGGAAGTTAAACCCCGACGCCGTATTGGGCGACTCCTCGTCCCACAGATCGGGGCCAAACTTCGGAAGCGTTGGTTAGATGCTCAGAAGTGAAAAAACCCGGACAACGAGTGACAACGATTTTAGGATGTCACCTTCGGTGGAAGGGCGAAGAAGATTGGAATCCGGGGCGAGTGTCACGGTGGAGAGATTCGTAGGGAGGTCACAGAGTTTGACCGCTGGCGCTACGGGGGAATTATATATTAACCGTGGAGCC